TATTAATACAACATTTAAAAATGTAAATAATATTGCTCAAGATTTATTACTAAATATACTTGAATCAAACTTTAAAACATATTTAGATTGGGCATTTTTAGATATAGGAGGATGGTTTAATGTTGCTGTTAGTGGCAGCGGCATTTACGGAACTAATCAACATGCTAAACTAGTTTTAGTTGATGATCCAGCATACAATGCAGGAGAAGTGTGGCAAAGTATCAGAAAAGATTGGGTGTGGGAAACTGGCGTTGTATTTGCTAGTGGTAGTCCGATTAATATAAGTGGAGTATATGTAGATAATATATTTAATCCATATGCTAGTGGTGATTTTATAATTGATTATCCATTAGGTCGTGTAGTTTTTGATACTGCAATTGATACTGATACTAAAGTAGAACTAAATTATAGCTATAGATATGTTCAAACCTATAGAGGAAGCGATAGTCCATGGTTTAATGTGCTGCAATTTTCTAGTTATGAAACCAACAATCCAGATATTGTCAGAACAGAAGATGGAGACTGGAGTATAGGTGGTCAACACAGAATACAAATGCCCTGTATTGTTATAGAATCATTAGCAAGATCTCGATCTAGACCTTATGAAATTGGCAATAATAATTTAATTATTGAACAAGATATTGCTTTTCATATTTTGGCCGAAAATAAAAATGACAGAAATAAACTAGTGGATATCCTGAGATTGCAACAAGACAGCGTAATTGTATTATATGATACTAATGCGATAGCTCAAAATGACCTATATCCATTAGATTATAATGGTAATCGTAAAAATAATCCAATAATGTATCCAAATATGGTTAATCAATACGGGTGGAGAAAATGCTGGATTAAAAATGTTAATATTTTTGAAGTAGAATCAGTTCATCCGTCTTTGTATGCTGGTATGGTAAGAGCCACTGTTGAGATAATTTCAGAATAATTTTATTGATTTATGTGTATACTTATATAGTCGCATTTCGTTTTATAATGGAGATTAATTATGGCCAATAATCGTATTTATTACGCAATCCAACAAGTCACACTAGGAACAGGAAGTGTTCCAGTACACGGTCTACAAAGTGTAGGTTTAACAACAAATTTCAATCTTGAACAAGTTTTCGAACTAGGACAACTATCAATCTACCAGAACGTTGAAAACATTCCAGAGATTGAAGTTACCTTAAATAAGGTTCTAGATGGCTATCCTTTACTTTATGTATTAGCCACAGAAGCTGGTACTGGTATTAATGCTAATCTAAGGGCAACTAGTCCTGATCTTGCTGGTCGCCAAAATGCTCGCGCTGATATGAATCTATCTATTTATAACGATACAGTAACCAAAGTTGGTGGTAACTCAAGTTTTGCTAACGTACGTTGCTCAGGTATGTATGTTAGTAGTGTTAGTTATACATTTCCAGTAGATGGTAACTTTACAGAAGACGTTACCCTTGTTGGTAATGATAAAATTTGGAGTACAACAAACGTTACTGGAGATGCTAGTTTCGACAACGATGACGAACCACTCTCAAACGAAGGCGTAAATCGTAGACAACATTTACAAATGGCACAATGCAGATTTCCAACTCAAATTCCCGGAGTCAATGCTAGTGGTTTAAACATCCAGCTTGGTAATGGTAGTGGTCATAATGTACATTTCCAAAGTATCACAGTTAGCACAGATCTTGGTCGTGAAAGTATTTTTGAATTAGGCACAATGGTTCCTTATCACAGATATGTAACATTCCCAGTTGAAGTTACCAGTGAATTTGAAGTTATTGCTACTAGTGGAGATGGTATCAGCGCCACAGAGAGTGGTTACTATTATGGTGACGGTAGCTATGGTGGTACATATGCAGTTGCTGGTGGAGAAACAAACTGTGATGCTAGATTCAACTTGTTAGACCAAAAGATTTATCTCGAAACCTGCGAAGGCACAAAGATTTATCTTGGCACAAAGAACAAGCTATCTTCGGTAAATTACACCGGCGGCGACACCGGCGGCGGAAATGTAACTATCACCTATAGTTATAGTAACTTCAATGATTTTGTTGTTGCTCATTCTGGTGGTACATTAACAAATGCATCTGGAAATATCTTCTATAATAACTTATCTAGCAATGGATACGTTGTACAATCTGGAGCAGTGTAATTAATTTAGTAAGATAGATAAAAAGACTTTGGATAATTTCAAGGACTATGGACAATAGACTACTATCGCTATATCTATCCAGGATACTATCTGGACAATATATATTTGTATATAAAGATACTACATACAAATTAATATATCCAGATATTCAAGTTAAATATAATGCAGAATTATGTGCTCAAGAAGCATATAATAGTACTAAATATAGTGAATGGATCTCTGAAGAAGAAGCGTTGATATTTTTAATAGAAACTGGTCTTTGGCCAGTGAATGGTGATGATCAGATAAAAAAGATTGAAACACAAATAGAAGACTATAAGATAGATCTATTTAAAAATTTCTTAAATCCTAAAAAGATTAAAAGTCTTAGAAGTACTCTTAATAGTTTAAAAAATACTCTTAATAAATATTATAATATAAGACATTGTTTTGATAATATAACTGTTGAAGGATATTGTACTACTTTAAAAAACCAATATATATTACTTTATAGCATATATAATATAAATAATGATCTTGTTTTTTCAGATCATAATAATGTAGACTATAATCTTTTAAATAGTTTATCTGTTGCTATAAATAATTCTATTATAGAAATTGCAACTTTTAAATTGATTGCTAGATCGGAAATATGGAGAAGTTATTGGTCAGCTAATAAAGATAATCTTTTTGAAAAATCTACTATTAATTGGACAGATGAACAAAAGACTCTTGTTGTTCTTACAAAGATGTATGATAATGCTTATGAGCATCCTGAATGTCCACCAGACAAAGTTATAGAAGATGATGATATGTTTGATGGATGGATGATATTACAAAAACGCAAATCAGAACAAGAAAAATCTAAAAGTCGCACAGAAGAATTATTAAAGGGTAAAAATTTAAATAATGCTAAAGAAGTATTTTTAATGGCTAATTCTAAAGAAGAAGCAGAAAATATATATGGCTTGAATGATACGCATTCTAGAAATATTATTAGAGAAAGGAATCAAGTTATTTTAAATTCTAATGGAAATATTCCAGAAGCTAAATTGCCCGACGTTCAAAGGGATCTTGTTATCCAAAACAATAAACAATTTATTGAAAGTAGGAAAAGATAATGGATAATTTACAAAAAAATGTTTTAACTAAAAGATTTCAAACTACTATGATTGGAGCATTATTTGAATTTGAACAAAATTTTGGATATTTGTGGGGCTTAGATAAAGACGAAAGAGACCTAACAGATCAACAAGAAAAATTTAGATCACTATGGGAAGATACTAGAAATGAAATTCTAAACAATGGAAATAATCAACTAAGAAAATGTTTATCGGATCTGGAAAAGCTAGATACCAACAATATAAAATATAATTATAATTTTAAGAAAGGACATAGATAATATGAAAACCCGCAACTTTACTGCTACAACCAACGATAAGGAAACAGAATTCCTAGTACGCACACCATCACTACAGGATCAAAGAGAGGCTTCAAAAGTTTACAATCAAGCTTTTAGTGATGCGATAAAAGCTAAGGCTATTGTTAGAGCTAAAATTGATGAAATTCTTAAAGAGCAAGGACTTTGGGACGATGGAAAACAAAATGAATTTGATCGCCTGCAACAACAAATTTTAGAAAGAGAGAGAATCCTAGCGAAAGGTGGCATATCTCTTAATAAAGCTAAAAATGCTGCTTTGGAGATTAAAAAATTAAGGTCAGAAATTAGAGAATTAATTTCGGTCAAAACTTCTTTAGATAATAATACAGCAGAAGGTCAAGCTGATAATGCTAGATTTAATTATTTGGTTTCGGCTTGTACGGTGTATAAAGATAATAATCAACCCTATTTTAAGAGTATGGAAGATTATTTGGATCAGTCCGCTAATATAGTGGCTCTTAAAGGCGCTCAAACATTAGCCAATATGTTGTATGGACTAGATAATGATTATGAATATAATTTGCCAGAAAATAAATTTCTAAAAGACTACAAGTTTATTGATGATAAACTCAGATTAATTAATAAAGATGGACATTTAGTTGATGAAGAAAATAGACTAATCGATGAAAATGGTAGATATGTTGATCAAGAAGGCAACTTTGTTGATAAATTTGGTTATAGAATAGACAAAGATGGAGATTATGTTGTTGAGGCTCAACCATTTTTAGACGATAATGGAAATCCAATAAAGATTGAAGGAAAAGAAAATAATGAGTCTTCATCCACAACCAAAGAAGAAGAAGAATAGTATTATTTTAGTATCAATGTTACACTATGTCCCTACTAGTATACTAAATGCTGGTAGGGATATTTTTATATGAGGTATTAATAAAGCATAATGGCAAATAGATCATTCAATCTCACCGCTGAACTTAATGTTAGAGGACCATCTAATTTAAGAATTATAGCCGCTGATATTCGTAGACAGCTAGGTAGTATAGATGTTGATATTAATCCTAGAATTAATGCCAATGCTAATCGTAATATTACTAATCTAAATAATGGCTTGCGTACCTTAAACGCAACTTTGGCTGCCACACAAACATCTGCCACAAATGCGGCTAATGCTATTAGAAATTTTTCTCAAGCTATTAGTAGTGTTGGTACTAGAAATATTAACCAAACATTAACTAATGCAGCAACCGCGGCTCAAACTTTAGGTAATAATGCTAGTACTGCCGGGACCAGTATAGGTCAAGCTGCTACTCAAATGGAAGAATTCGGAAGACAATCTGCACTAGCTGTTCGTAGATTTGCTGCTTTTAGTATAGTAACTTCTACTATTTATGGTTTAATTAATGCAATTAATAGTGGTGTTAAAGCATTTATTTCCTTTGATAAAGAATTTGTAAGATTACAACAGGTCACAGGAGAAAGCGCCCAAGGATTAAGATCACTAGCTGCTGAAATTACTCGTTTGTCTACAAGTTTAGGTGTTAGTTCAGAAGACCTAACAACCGTATCAGTAACCTTAGCTCAGGCTGGTTTGTCTGCTACCGAAACACGCAAAGCATTACAAGCATTAGCAAAAAGTGCATTGGCTCCTTCGTTTGATAATTTGAATGATACGGTAGAAGGAAGTATCGCATTAATGAGACAGTTCGGAATTAGTGCGGATCAACTAGAGGGTGCTCTTGGTAGTGTAAATGCTGTTGCCGCAAAATTCGCAGTCGAAGCTAGCGATCTTATTGCTGCTATTCAAAGAACCGGTGGTGTGTTTGCCACAGCAAGTAGAGGCGTTAGCGAAGGCACAGATGCTCTTAATGAGTTCTTAGCGGTATTTACTAGTATTCGTGCTACTACTCGTGAAAGCGCAGAAACTATTGCTACTGGTCTAAGAACTATTTTTACTAGAATTCAAAGACAAGATACTATAGACGCTTTACAAAATCTTGGTATTGAACTTAGAAATGCCCAAGGACAATTTGTTGGAGCGTTTGAGGCAGTGCGAAGATTAAGTCAAGGTTTAAGTAAAATTGATCCACGAAGCAGAGAGTTTGCTGCTATTTCGGAAGAACTTGGTGGTTTTAGACAAATCGGTAAAGTGATTCCCCTTATTCAACAGTTTGCTACTGCTCAACAAGCATTAAAAGTAGCACAAACAGGTCAAGCATCATTAGCCGAGGATTCTGTAGTAGCACAAAAATCTGTTGCTAATCAAATCGCTAAGGTACGAGAAGAATTTACTGCTTTAATTCGTAGCATAGGAGAAAGTGAAAGTTTTAGAAGTTTCGTTAAACTCTCTCTTGACTTAGCAAGCGCACTAATAAGATTAGCAGATTCAGCTAAGACTGTATTACCAGCACTAACAGCTATAGCTGCATTTAAAGGTGTCTCAGCGCTCAGTCAATTTAGTAGAGGTTTTGCTGGTGGTGTCGGTGGAGGTAGAAGATTTGCTACTGGTGGATATGTACCAGGATCCGGTAACAGAGATACTGTACCAGCTATGTTAACACCCGGAGAGTTTGTTATTCGTAAAAAAGCTGTACAAAGTATTGGTGTTGGTAGACTAGCAACACTCAATAGAAATAATGGTGGACCAGTTCCTACTCAGTATTTTAATAATGGTGGATTTATTCAAAAGTTTTCAGAAGGTAAAAAGGTTAATAAAGTACCGGATTATGTCAATCGTAGAGAAGTCAAAAATGC